TTTTGAATAGTGTTATCCACAGGCTGTACTGAACGCACCATATAAGGCTTCATTTTTAACAGTCCTTGTTCTCTTAAGCTATGCACAAGTCTATGGATATTTGACTTGCTAGACATACCTAATCCTTTAGCAATGTCTGTATAGCTAGGGGAAAACCCTTTAACCTTAATAAAGTCTTTAATAAAGTTTAATACGTCTAGTTGTCGCTCAGTCATACGATTTGTCCAAAAATTAATAAAAACACAATAACGGCTAACAATATCCAAAGTTGTTTTTCATACATATATATACCCCCGGGGTAACAAAATAGAAACGTTCTAGGGGGTACTTTGCCATAACGTTTAAACTCTGTCAAGCGTTTAAATCGTGAAGGGGTGGTTCCACATGAAACACAGAACGTTCTGATTACTAAATATGTATAATTGTTGGTGTGATTCATAGTGTAGAGTGTGGCATGGATACCCTCGTCAAAAAGGGGGCATGGGGGTAGCGTGGGTTCAGCATGGCGCAAATCGACAAGGGGTGCATGGAACAGTCATCATTAGTGCTTAGACGTTGCCTTGTTGAGCAGTTCTAAATGCGAAGACAGTTCGTTCTTGAGTTGTTCTGCGTTGATCTCTTCGACCTTGCTCTCTACTTTGTCCACGAACATTCCAACGGCTTTGCCCATCAGTTCGAGTGAGCGAACCCTGACGCTGATCGGAATGCCTACATCATCTGAGTGTTTAAACAATTGGCTCATGACGTGTCTGCGTGTCGCTATGGCATCGTTGATCACCATATCTTCTTTGGCTCTCAAGATCGGCTCTAGGATCCTGATGATCCTTGCATCCCTCATAAGCTTGTTCGCATTGGTAACGATGCTCGACTCTTGATAACGTGAGCAGTCATAAGACTTCTTATAAGCATCAACTGCACTATCGCCCTGTGCGATATAGCTGGTGAACAATCTCATCTTGGCGGTGATCCTGTTATGTGTAGTCTCATCCTGATCGTCTGTCTCAGCATTAGGATCTACGTTGACTCCGAATGGCAATCCATTCTGTTTTACCTTTATCTCTATAGCATCAATAGCAGACCGCCTGTCTTCGACAGATTGCCCCGCTTTGTAAATGCTAGTGTCGACATCGTTTTGAATGCTTGTCTCTGACTTTGCTAAATCATGCTTGTTTTTAGTACTCATAAATACCGCTTTCTGAATTTTGGTTACTCGAAATAAAACGTCACCATGCTGACACCAGTACGTCATCGTGTAAATAAAGTTCGTGATTAGTTCGTGATCTACCTTGTTTAAACCATCCGCACGTTTTACTAGCTCACTACATGAGCCTGTGCTATCTGCTCCCGCTTTTGAAAATTTCCCATGCAAGAATCGTGCCATACTGTATAAATATACATACGGTTTAAACCGATTTTAAGCCCCTTTTTAGCCGTTTTCTCGTGTTTGCATCACTTTGCATTACCGTGCTATCGTTTTGGTCACCATGACGTTTTTCACTATTTTGGTGCAGAAAATTGGTTATATAAAAACCCCAAATCATTACTTTTAGTTATGCCTGACTTTTTGGGTTTTAGATCGTCTTTACTCTATATAGCTATGTGTAAAACCTGAGTGATCTGTGTGGTTATTAAACAAAATACTTTTTGCATCCGTTTAAACAATTGCATTACAATGGAGACTCGCAGTTGCATCAAACCGCAAAGGGATCAGCGGTATAAAAAAAGGGAACCACCCGATCGGGGAACTAGGCGCTCAGTACCGTTGCGCATACCGATGTAGCTAGGGCAGACCGCTTTGACCCATGCTTTGACAAGCGTGGCGATGTGTGAAGTTGGGGAGCGATCCCCTAGATAACATCTCACAGGGCATTTGGAGGAATGCCTTGGAGGATGCGATCTTGCATCGTTATTAATGGAGGCTTTATGTGGAAATTAATTAATAGCAAAGAGGCGCAACAGTTTTACTCTCACTTTGTATTTGTCAGAGGGGATGACGTTGCGATTGCCGATCATTCGATTGGCTCTTTGCGTGATCCATCTTCTACTGATGATGGCTTGTTGCTATGGGATGGCAAGGTTGGTGAGGTCTATTCCTATGGCGCTCTCGTTGAAATTGGCTTACAGGGTGGCTCTTTCGCATCTGTTTCCCCGCTGACTGCATACCGCATTCAACAGGCAACAGGCAAGCAAGTAATACCCGACTAACTTGGAGGCTTTATGCGTGAATTAATTAATCTTGCAGTAGCAGTACTTATCGCCATCGTCCTAGGCAATATCGCCTTTGGCTTGGTTAATCACTTTCTCATTTATTAATCGGAGGCTATCTTGAATAGAGAAAATTGGCTTAACAATGCAGTAACTGAATTGCGCCCTGTGTTCGACACACTAGGTTATCCGTTGCCTGAGAAGATCAAGGTGACTTGCGGTTTCCCATCCCGCCATGCTCGCAGTTTAAACAGGGCAATTGGCGAACATTGGTCGGACAAAGCTAGTGTCGGTGCGAACCATGAGATCCTGATCTCGCCTGTAGTGGATGATGCGGTTGAAGTATTCGCCATCCTTTGCCATGAGTTGGCTCACTCTGCTAGTGATGGCGATGGGCATCGTGGTCGCTTTCCCGCTATCGTCAAGGGTTTACTGTTGGAGGGTAAACCTACTAGTACGGTGGCTGGTAAGGCTTTTAAGGATCAGTACGCTGATCTCATCGATGGCTTGGGCGCTTATCCCCATGAGAAGTTGAACGTGACTGCCAACCGCAAGGTGCAGTCGACTCGAATGCTCAAGGCGGTGTGCGGTTGTGGCTATGTCATTCGCTTGACTAAGACGTGGGCTGATCAGGGGTTGCCTACTTGTGTGTGCGGTGCTGGTTTTACTTTAGCTAAATAACTTTTTTGGAGGCTTTGCAGTTATGAATAAAGACAATATCAAGGCAGTACTTCAGTTCGTATCAGAGGGTCGGCTGAATGCAGTAATCAACAAGTATGGCGATGGTGTGCCATGCGCCACCAAGAAAGAGGCTATCGAAAAGGTGGCTGACTTGGTGTTTAACCGCAAGGTCGAGATGTCAGAGGTCAAGACTATCGATCCATCAGCGGTGTCCGCTCCCGCTCCAGTAATCGGTGGCTCATCCGATCTCAATCAGATCAAAGCTAGTATCAAGACCATCAATGATGACTTGACCAACGTAGCTAAGATCGCCATGGATGCGGTGAGCGAGGCTCGTGATATCGACAATCGCATTGTGGCTTTGCATGATGAGTTCTCTAGCAAGCTTGGTGCGGTGTCGGTTGATGAGTCTAGTGTTCGCAACGAGGTGGCTAAGGTGTTCGCATCATTCAAGAAAGCCACCCCAGTCGAAGAGTTGGCTGAGATTGCATCTGCTCTGCCTGTCTTATCCCGCAAGAAAGCTTGCGAAGTGTTTGATGGTGACTTGTTCTATGACGTTGATGGTGAGCGTGTTGACTTCAGCAATCTTGAGGTTGACGTGTGGGACGATGTCCATGCACCTAAGCGTGTAAACGACTATGTGTTTCAGCCTCGTCACTTGCACTTTGCCTTGGTCGCACTCGCTAACAAGTTGCCACACAATATGTGGCTTGGCGGTGAGCGTGGTACTGGTAAGACCGAGTTCGTGACTCAGTTGGCATCCCGCCTTGGTCGCAGATTATTCCGCATCAATTTCGATGAGGCTATCGAACGTGCTGAGTTCATCGGTGGCAATACGATTGAGTCAGGCAACGTGGTTTGGAAAGAGGGCATCGTGACTCAGGCGATCCAGTACACAGGCGCATTGGTACTGTTCGATGAGATCGGTTTCGCTAGAGCGCAGAACCTTGCAGTACTGCACTCTGTATGTGAGCGTAGCCCACATCGCTCGATCACTATCGCTGAGACAGGCAGAAGAATCCCTGTTGCTGATCACATTGCATTCTTTGTGGCTGACAATTCACTTGGTTACGGTGATGCATCAGGTAATTTTGCTGGTGTGCGTGACATGAATACCGCATTCATTGATCGCTTTAGCTATACCCTCAAGTTCAATTACTTGAGCGCTGACGATGAGACCAACCTGATCACTAAGCGTACTGGCATCAATCGTGACGTTGCTAAGATGCTGGTTAAGTTCGCTAACTCTGCTAGAGAAAAGGCTCAAGCGGGTGTGCTGACTCAGCCTCCATCGATCCGTCAATTGTTTGCTTGGGCAGATGCAGTGCGTGATGGTTTGCCTGTTGGTCTTGCATTCGAGAATGCAATCATCAATAAATTCCCCGCTGACTGCGAGTCAGAATTGCGTGGTGTTTATACTGCGATGATTGATGCAGTTAAATTGAAGTCTTACTTAACCAAATAACGGAGGGCTTATGCTCGGCATGAATGTTAAGCGTGGTGTGACCGCCACTTGTGAGCGGGTGTTTCAAGCGAGTGGCAATCGCTTTGAAAACCTCAAGGTCTTATGGGGTGGCAGTACTGCCTGTATCAATTACACCAAGGGTGTGGGCGGTGTCAGCGCCACCATCGTGTTGCCCAACATTGACGAGGCTAAGATGATCCCTCAGTCTCAGTTCAATAACACGATTGGCTTTGTACTGCATGAGTTGGGTCATGCATGGTTCACTACCTCAAAACCTTGGGACGATGCAGTCAAAGAACACAGGGATGGTAAGTACATCGGCACGTTGATCAACGGTCTCGAAGATCCTCGCATCGAGCAATGCGTAATCGACTCAGGCTATGCGCCTAATTCATTACCCTTGTTTAATGCGCTGATCAATTCGATGCTGGATAAGAATGGTTATCCAACAGAGTTGACCAAGCAATCGTTGCCATTCGTACTGTGCGTAGCTGGTCGCAGTTTAAACGGCTATAGCATCAACGTGCCTGACCTGATCTCAACATCGATCTATGCCGACAATATCAATCGTGCATTGCAGTTGGCTAAGAATGCTAGGTCGACTCGTGAGATCGTAACCATCGCTGAGAATTTATACGATGAGTTATTCCCAGTTGCCGAAGAGGGCGAGGACGAGGGTAGCGAGGGTGGTAGCAAGGATGAGCCTCCCAAGGGCGCTGACGATGAGGGTGAGGGTAACCCATCAGACGATGCGAACGAGGGCGATAGCGAACCATCTGACAAGGATAGCAAGGGTTCTGATGGCAAAGAACAGTCATCAAAAGAAAA